ACGGAACAAGACTTGCACCGTGTACGTGAGCAGGAAAAGTCAAAACTATATCCACAGATTGATTCTCTTAAGGAAGAGCTAAATCTTCTTAAGAAGGATCGTGAAGAACGCCTAGCTGAGGCTCGTTCAGCAGCAGAAGCCGCCGCAGAGGCAGAGCGTAAGAAGCTTGAATCTGAGATGGACGTCCGTAGCCTTCTTGAACAGAAGGAAAAGGAATGGGCTGCTAAAATTGAATCTGAGCGCCTAGAGCGTGAACGTGCTTTTGCTTTGCTAGAGCGTGAACGTGAGTATGCTGAACTAACACAGTATCTCAATCGCCGCATTAGCGAAGAGCAGGACAACATCGCCCCAGAACTTATTGATATGATTTCTGGCAACAATGTTGATGAAATCGAAAAGAGTATTTCCAAGCTAAAGGATAAGACCTCAAAGCTCTTGGAGTCGGCGCAGCAAGCTATTCAAGCCCAGCGTCGTGATATGACCGGTACAAGGACAACCTTGCCACCAACCCTCGAAAACAATTCGGACTCACAATCGTTTACACCGGAGCAGATTGCTTCAATGTCGGTAGCTGATTACGCAAAAAATAGATCACGTCTGCTAGGTAAAACAGCCGATGATCGTAACAAGGGAATCTTCGGGTAATACCTACCCATTTTTACTAACCTAACATATATGAACAAGGAGTAACACCAAAATGGCATCAGCCGTAACAGGTACCGGTAATCTCGCCGCTGCCCCAACAGCGTATTCTGGCGCTAACAGCCAGCTTACACAAGCAATTCAGACCATCTGGTCTAAGGAAATTCTATTCCAGTCAATGCCTATCTTGCGCTTCGAGCAGTTCGCAGTCAAGAAGACAGAACTCGGCGTAGCTCCTGGTCTCCAGATCAACTTCATGCGTTACAACAACCTCGGATTCGCTTCAACACTTACTGAAGGTGTCCGTATGTCAACAAACGCATTGACAGCACAGCAGTTCTCAATCACTGTTGCTGAGCAAGGTTACGCAATCGCAGTATCCGAGCTTCTCCTCAACGCATCATTCGATGACGTTATGGCATCAGCTTCACGTCTTCTTGGACGTAACATGGCTCTCTACCTTGATGGCCAGGCTCGTGACACACTCATGGCAGCATCTTCTGTCATCTACGGTGAAGATCGTTCAAACCTCTCAGCAGTCAACAACTGGTATGCATACGGTACCGCAGGCACATCACGTGCTTCTCTCACCGGTGCTTCATACCTCTCAACACGTACCGTTAAGGACGCTGTCGAGACCTTGGCTACCAAGAACATCCCAAGGTTGGGCGAGACCTACGTCGCTTTCGTTCACCCTCACCAGAGCCGTCGTCTTCGTGACCTCCCAGAGTTCATTGAAGTAACAAAGTACGCTGCTCCAGGTAACTTCATGCTCGGTGAAATCGGTCGTCTCTACGACACAGTCTTCATTGAGACAACCCAGATCCAGAAGGTAACCAACGGTTCCGGTACTGGCTACACAACTGACACACCTGTTGCTCCAGGATCAATCCAGTATCCAACAGGCGGAGGTTACACAACTCCAGTAACAGCTACCGGTAACGGTAACGCAGATCGCTACTCAGCAATCTTCATTGGAGACAATGCATTCGGTCACGCTATCTCACTTCCAGTTGAGCTTCGTGACGGCGGTATTCTTGACTTCGGTCGTGAGCACGCTCTTGCATGGTATGCTATCTACGGTCTCGGTCTTATCACCGATCAGTCTGTAGTTATCGCAGAAACCAACTAATTTAATAGGGGGCCGGGAAACCGGCCCCCACCCCAACTAATCTAACAGGAGAATATACATCGTGGCAAAAGCAAAAGTTACAGACGTTACAGGACGTCAGCGTGAGGCTCTACTAGCAGCTAACGCAGAGGCATTGGCAGAACGTGCTAATGAAATCTCAATGGCAACACAGGCACGTGCTCATAAAGATGAGACTGAAGTTGTTGACCTTACACAGAACCCAGAAAACCCAACAGTAATTGACGAGGTTGAGAGCGTTGGCGTAAGCCTTGCAGACGACCAGGTTGTCATTCGAGTAGCAGAGAACCTAGACATGGTTACTATTGGCGCTGGAAACAATTATTCATTCCAAGTAGGTAAAAAGTACAAAGTTCCAAAGCATGTAGCGACTCACTTACAAGAAAAAGGTTATTTGTACGACCGCCTCTAAGTCGCACCCCTAGGCCGCCCTCATAGACACCCGCCCTCCTGTCTATGGGGGCCTTTTTTAACCTGACTAATCTCAAGATTTGTTAGATGATTAGCACACTATCTGATGGAGGATTTGTGGCAACATTACAAGCACTCTCTGACCGACTACGGGCAGAACTTGGCGACACAGCACGAACCTTTGTGGATACCTACACTGGTGACGGTGTTACTGTGCGCTATCAACTTTCACAAGCGCCTATTCAAGGTTCTACCCTTGTTGTTAAAGTTGGCTCAACCGACGTATCCTCAACCGCCATCGTTGAAGAAGGAACCGGTGTATTAACCCTTCCTACAGCCCCAGCAAACAACGCAATCATCACTGTTGCTGGTCAGGCCTATCGTTATTTTACTGACTCTGAAATTGCCTACTATGTTAATACGGCTTTCTCTCAGCATACCCGGGGTGAAACAACTAGCTTAGGAAGTAATATTACCCAGCTTGTTTTTCTACCTGCGGTAGAAGAATATCCGGTAGTTATTTTAGCTACTACCCTAGCTCTATACACTTTGGCTAATGATTCTGCTTTTGATATCAATATCATGTCCCCAGATGGGGTGACCATCCCACGTTCTGAGCGCTATAGCCAGCTCATGAGCATGATGACTACACGCCAGCAACAGTACCGTGAGCTATGCTCAATGCTAGGTATTGGACTTTACCGTATTGAGGTTGCAAGCCTACGTCGCATCAGCCGTCTTACAAACCGTTATGTACCTATCTACAAGCCACAAGAAATTGATGACTGGTCTCTTCCACAAAGGGTTATGCTTCCAACCCCTACCTATGGAGATCAGACCCCACCAGAGCCTATCCTGGTACAGGATCTCGAAATGTACTCCGGAGACGATTTTGTACAAGACTTCGGGTTCAACTTTGATCTTACTAACTACACGGCTAAATCTGAAATTGTTCTTTACCAGAACAGCGAATTCTCTCAGGTTGGGCCGGTTGTTCTTGGCTCCTTTACAGTAGGTAAGGTAAATGCCCAAGGCCAGTCCTACCCTAGTATTTTGACCCTAAGTCTTCCAGGAAGCGTTACAGAGACCCTTCCAAAGACTGCTTACTATGATTTACGCCTAACCGATCAAACAGGTAAAGTAAAGACCTACTTTGGAGGAAAGGTATATACCTTCCCATCAGTGACTAACTCTTCCGGATACGGTGTTGTATGAGCCCTACAGTATGGACCCCAAACAACTTAGCGCCGTTTCCTACGGTAATCTACCAATGTAGCAATTCGGACACCTGTACATGCGGGAACTGTGATGCCGCTATATCCATTACAGAGAACCCACCAATTACTCTAACTAACTTAGAGAACCCAGTACAGGCTGTAGCCTATTCCTATACACAGAACAACCCCTCAACTATCTGGACAATCACCCACAATTTAAACTTTTATCCGAACATAACTGTTGTAGACTCTGGGGGTAGTCACGTAGAAGGTGAAGTTAGCTACCTAAACGCCAATAGTCTTGTGCTAACATTTACTTCAGCTTTTAGTGGACACGCTTACCTCTCATAAGGAGAAACTATAAATGGCACGTAGCTTTTTAACACCTATTAACCTGAATAAGTTAGAGCTTCAGAATGCTCGTATTCAAAATCTTGCGACGGCGCCATCGTCTCCTGTCGTAGGTCAGATCTACTATGACACAGCCCTTAATGGCCTGTACATCTACAACGGCACCGCTTGGGCCCTAGCTGGCGGAATTAGCGCCGGCGCACTTGCCTCACGTCCTTTAGCCAACGCTGTTGCTGCCGGAACATTCTTCTATGCTACAGATAACTTCCTTATCTACTACTCAAATGGATCTGCTTGGCAGCAGGTTGATAACTTTGGTTCAGGCCAATCAACAGCTTTAACAATTTCAGGTACTGGCGCTGACGGTACCTCAACTAACTTTGCTCGTGCAGATCATACCCACGCAGGTCCTGGTTTTGGTGCGGTAACAGCTGCTACATCTTATGGACTTGGATCTTCAAATGGTTCAGCTACAACCGTAGCCCACTCAGACCACACCCACGGTACGCCTTCACTTACATCTGTAACACCGTCTACAATTACAGCAGCTTCTGCTGCAGTAGGTACTGGTACTGCTCCTGCTCGTGAAGATCACGTTCACGCATTTACTCCTTCTAACTTTACACTTGATACTTTTGGCGCTCCAGCAGCAGATGTTTCTCTAAACAACCATAAGATCACAAACCTTGCCACACCAACTGCAGGAACTGATGCAGCTAACAAAGCATACGTTGACGCAACTGCAAGCTCACTTAACGTACACGGTTCTGTATCTGTAGCAACCACAACAACTCTTGCAGCTACATATTCTGCTGGTACATCAGGTGCTGATGGCGGTACTGGCGTAGGCGCAACAATTACCTTCTCTTCAACAGGAACAACAGTTGTTGATTCTTACACACTTGCATCTGGCGACCGTATTCTTGTTAAGAACGGTATTACTGCAGACGCAGGAACATCTAGCAAGGCAAACGGTATCTACTTAGTAACAACTGCTGGAACTTCCGGTGTTGCAACCGTCTTGACTCGTGCAACCGACTACGATAACCACGTTGCTGGTCAAGTAGTTGCTGGAGACTTCACCTTTGTTGGTTCGGGTGGACAGGCTAACACAGGTTGGGTACAGTCTAACCTTGGATCTTCATCTACTCCACATGATGGAATTAAGATCGGCACCGATGCGATCACCTTTACCCAGTTCTCTGGTGCTGGAACTTACCTAGCCGGTAACGGACTTGCCCTTACTGGAAACACCTTCTCATTCAACCCAACCTCAACTGGCGGTTTGGCAGCAGCTTCTGGCGGAGCATCTATCCTCTTGCCTTCAGCATCAGGTTTGACGACTACCTCTTCAGGTCTTGCTCTTA